CGATGATCCAGAGAGCGACAAAATAACGTGTCCTAATCGGGCACAGGAAGGAGCGGGCGGCGAAAGCCCACGCGCAAGCGCCTCTGCAAGCCCTACACGGGCATGGACAGTCAGCACAAGCGTATCCGGGCGGAATTATCCGCGATGGCTCCACGACGAGCCGTCGAATATATCTTATCCTTCGAGCTGCCACAGGACGAGGCGGCGTGTATCATCGAGTGCGACGTGCGGCGGAAAAGCTGCGTCCAAGTGGCGTTTGAAAGAAACCTCTCTGTCGATGCGGTAAAGAAGTATCGGCGACGAGCATATCACAAAATTGCATCTGAACTATATGAAAAAAGAAACGGCCTTGCCATTTGGTAAGGGCCGTTTCTTTTTGTGAAAAGTAGGTCGGGATCGACCTGTAAGCACAAAATACCATTTTTCGAGCAAAAATGCAAGAAGAATCATTCGACATTTTCCGACGCACTTTGCATACACTTTACAGGCACTTTTGGGGGCCTGTTTTTTTGTACCATAAAAACAGAATAAGGAAGAAGGTGCGCGAGATGTACGAACGGCTTTTAGCTTGTGGGTTTACCGAGCAAATGGCGATGGACATTCTCGCGCTTTTTCCTGACCCAGACGAGCTGAGAACATACGTATACTTTGCGGAGATGTTTCATGTATAGCTATTTCAACCCGAACCCCAACGGGCGCAATGTGTCGGACTGCACCGTGCGTGCGATCTGCAAAGCGACGGGAAAGGACTGGGGCGAGGTTTATCTCGCGCTGTGCATACAAGGATACTTAGACGGCGACCTCCCCAATGCCAACGCTTGCTGGGGCGCATATCTGCGCAAGCTCGGCTATCGGCGCTATATCGTGCCGGACACCTGCCCTGACTGCTATACAGTCGGTAAGTTTTCCGACGAGCACCCGCGCGGGACGTATATCCTCGCGCTCTCCGGTCATGTGGTGTGCGTGCAGGACGGGACAATCTATGACAGCTGGAACAGTGAGAACGAAATCCCGCTTTATTTCTGGTTAAAAGAAACGGAGGAATGAACATGGCATATCCCTATTTCAACCCCTATTATCCTCAGCCGATGCCGGACAATCTTATGCAGATGCGGCAGATGCAGCAGCCTCAGATGCAGCCTCAGATGCAGAACCCCATCGCGCAGGGCGGCGTGCAGTGGGTAAGCGGCGAGCAGGAGGCAAGAGGCTATCTTATCGCGCCCAACTCTGCCGTAGCGTTGTGGGATTCCACCGCTCCCACCGTTTACCTCAAGCAGGCGGACGCAAGCGGCAAGCCGACGCTTAAGATTTACGACCTTGTAGAGCGCGCAGAAACGCCCCGTACAGCGCCGCAGGAAAAGGGCGTGGAATTTGTCACGCGCAAAGAATTTGACGCTCTGGCGGCGCTTGTGGGCGAAATAAAGGGCAAAAAGAAGCGCAAGGTTGAGGAGGACGAAGACGATGAATAATCCGTTTATGGCTGCGCTCGGCGGCGGGCAGATGCCGGGTCCGATGGGAGAGTTGATGCAGCTCAAACAGAAATTCCAGCAGTTCCAAAGCGGCTTTCAAGGAAACCCAAAAGAAGAAGTCAATAAGCTCCTGCAATCTGGCGCTATGAGCCAGCAGGAATTAAACCAACTGCAAACGATGGCGAAGCAGTTCGAGCATTTATTCCATTGATCTTATCGTGGCCACGATTTGATAAATAAAATTTTGAAAGGAGAGATAATATGTCTCTTTCCGACGGTGCTCCCATGATGACTATGCCGGTCGCCCCCGCAAATAATTACGGCGGCGGTATGGGTATGTGGGGCGATAACTGGATCTGGATCATTGTGCTTTTCCTCTTCGGCTGGGGCCGCAATGGCTGGAATGGTAACGGCAATGGCGGCGGTGTGATGGACGGCTATGTTCTGACTTCCGACTTTGCGAGCGTAGAGCGTAAGCTTGACAGTATTGCAAATGGCATTTGCGATTCCACGTTTGCACTCAACAATGCCATTACCGGCGGCTTTGCTACGACCACGCAGGCTCTCAACAGCGGTTTCCAGACTGCCGAGCTGTCCCGCGCAAACCAGCAGGCGGCGCTGATGCAGCAGCTCAACGCCATGCAGATGCAGGCTCAGGAGTGCTGCTGCGAGAATCGCGCGGCTATCGCGCAGGTGCGCTACGACATGGCGGCGCAGGCGTGCGACACGCGCAACACAGTGCAGAACGCGACCCGCGACATCATTGACGCGAACAACCAGAATTCGAGAGCAATCTTGGACTTCCTGACGCAGAGCAAGCTCTCTGACCTTCAGGCCGAGAACCAGGGCCTGAAGCTGGCGGCAAGTCAGGCGGCGCAGAACAGTTATCTGGTTTCGCAGCTGCGTCCCTCGCCTATTCCGGCATACACGGTGCAGAATCCCTATTGCTGCAACCAGTATGCGGCTTGCGGCTGCTGACAACTGCATAGCATAGCTTCTCGGTCACCATGTTGGTGACATCACCGAGATGGTCGGCCCCGTGCCGATACTAACGAAAACGCGGCGGGGCAATAGCCCTGCCGCTGTATTTTAACCGGGTCGATTTCGACCCCTTTAGAAAGGACTGATTTTGTGAAAACAGTTGACGAAATCAAGCGGGAATTTGTCGATCACATTGCAACTCTGGACAAAAGCGAAATGAGCATGTACGAGCTCTGCAATTATGCCGATCTTTTGCGTAAAGCAGACGAATTGTTTGCACCCAGCTACGCAGAAATGATTGCAAATGGTGCATTTGCCCCTTTTGGGGTAAATCAGAGGAAGGAGTGATACCAGTATGGCTGAGTTTAGTAATTCTAGCATTGTTTTGGTCTCTGCCGGGCAGAACGTCCCACTGACCGAAACGGCGGTCAATAGCAAGCCGTGTATCGTTCACCGCGAGGGCGCTGGCATTGCCACGCTGCGAGGTTTAACGCAACAGTGCAAGGCTCGTTTTCGCGTAGCCTTTGGCGGCAACATCGCTATTCCTACCGGTGGCACGGTCGAAGCCATTAGCGCGGCACTTGCTGTCAACGGCGAACCACTCAACAGCGCAACCGCCATTATCACCCCGGCAGCAACGGACAACTATTTCAATATTTTTGTCAGCGCCATTGTCGAAGTTCCGCGCGGCTGCTGCGTAACTGTTGCAATGGAGAACACGAGCACGCAGGCAATCAACGTGGCTAACTCAAATATGACGATTGACCGCGTGAGCTGAAAGGAGAATGGACATGAGCAAGAAAGCAATGTATGATCTGCGCAATATGCTGTGTGACGAACTCGACGAGCTGGCACGTAAGGGCGAGCTTGGCGCGGGCGACCTCGAAATTGCGCACAAGTTGACGGACACCATCAAGAACATCGACAAGATTGAGATGTTGGAGGACGACGGCTATTCCCGCGATGAAGACTATTCTCGCCGCTATTCCCGCGACGGAGACTGGCAGTCGGGTATGCGCGGCGCTTATGACCGTGATATGTCCAATGCGAGACGCGGTACGCACTACGTCCGTGGACACTACTCCCGCGACGGCGGCATGGAAAATATGAAACGCCAGTTGCAGGAAATGCTGGACAACGCCGACGATGAAAGCATCCGCAGAGCCATCCAGCGCTGCATGGACACGATTGAGGGCTAAAGGGGGTGCGCCCCTATGGTCGACGAGAATGAGGTCAATCGCTGGATAGCTCGCCTTGAAACAGAGGAATCGAGTTGGACAAACTATGAGCGCCTTGCCGTGCTGTATGCCATCCGTGACCAGCAAAACGGCAGCAGAGAGAGGGCTTTGCCAACGGCATACTCCGCAGCACCCGCGCCGGCCAACGTCGAAACATACGGCGATAGCGATTTTCTGCGCGCAGTGGCAGATGTTCCGCCGGGCAAGGCGTGGGTGATTATGGACGAGCTGATGGACAGTTTGAAAATTGTAAACGAGCGCGTCTATAATAGCGTCATGCGCAAACTGGTAACGTGATAGTAATTTGTTAGCAACCGTAAAGGAATTGCACAGAACGGCATCGGTTTTAACCAAAATATGTTTCAATTATGCCGAACTATTCCGCGCTATTGCTACAATATTCCGGCAATTTAGCTTTCGCACTTATTTGACGTGCATGGGGTCACAGGTTCGAGTCCTGTACCGCGCACCATAAAAAGCCTTGAAACGCAACGGTTTCAGGGCTTTTTCTTTTTACCCTTTTCTTGGCTTGTTAGTAACGCGTCAGTAACGGCGGACACCAATGTTTCGGCGTCAATATGTGTATAGATGTTTGCCGTGGTGGAATAATCGGCGTGACCGAGTATTTTTTGCAGCATTTCTGGGGCCAGCCCTTCCTTGACGGCGCGGGACGTGTAAGTGTGGCGCGTGGCGTGCGGCGTCTTTCTGGCGATGCCGAGACGGTCGAGCAGCGGGTAAAAATCGCGCTTGCGGAAATTTTCAACGACCTTTTGGCCGCTGTACCCTGAGATCAGCAGCTCTCCGGTTGCGCGCGCGGCGATATACTCAAAATATTGCCGACCTTCCGGGCGGATGGGAATGATGCGGTTGCGGCCCGCTTCTGTCTTTTCACCGCCTACTACATAAGTTCTGTGATAATCCGCGACCGGCAAGGAAAACAGCTCGCCAATTCGCATACCGGTTGAAAGCAACATCAAGACGATCTTCGCCGCGTCGCTGCCATCCTTTTCGAGTTTCTGGATATCTTCCTTGGTGAAGATATCCTTTTCTTTTTTTATATTTTCCGGCAGGCGGACAAATCTTGCAAAATTTGCCGTGCAGATTTCCTCCCGCACGGCCCAGTTCGACATTTGGGTAATAAGCTGCTTATATTTGCTGACGGTGGAATGGCTTTTGCTCATGTACGGGTCAATCGTGGCTTGGAAGTCAGCGGCGCGCAGATCACGGAATTTACGGTCGTGCAGCGGGGCAAATACCTTGTACGCGCCGTCATACGATTGGATGCCCTGCTTGCCGATCTCTTTGTAGTGCTCGGCTTTCCACGCCTCAAACACCTCGGTAAAGGTCATGTTGTATCGCTCCGTCAGGGGCTTGCCGTTCAGCCGTTCCAATGCGTCCAGTGCGTCTGTTTTGCGCTCGTAGTATCCAATGACCACCCTGTTTTTTGCGGCAACCCACGGGCGCGCACGGCGGCCTGAGAGCTTATACACCGTGCCGGTTCCGTTGGCGCGCTTGAGCGCCTTGCGCTTTTCGGCGACTTGCTTTTTGCCGCACATAGGACAAAACAGCGCGCCATCCGGCAGCGCTGCTTTACATTTGATGCAATTCGCCATGTCAGCCCCTCCAAAATCCGTAATCTATACAATGAAAATCAATGTACACGCACCACACAGTGAGAAAAACGATGATGAGGAACATTATAGCAACCACGCCGTTTCGGATACGGACGCCGCGCCGCATGATCTCGATCGTGTCTGCTTTTGCGTCCACGTGGCGTTCCAGTTCGTCGTTGCGCGCTTGCAAGGTTTCCTCGGTTGGTGTCAAGTGTTCGGAAATTCCGAACACCTCATCAAGGGATATGCCGAGCACCTTGCAGATCGGCGCAACGGTGTAGATAGACGGGGCTTTAGAAAACTTGGAAAAGAAGTTCTGCACAGTGGACAGCGGCACGCCGGAAGCATCGGAAATGTCCTGATATGTTAGTTTCAGTTCTTCTTTACGGGATTTACACACTTCTTGAATGTTCATTTATGCCACCTTAATTTTTCCGATTTTTGCGCCGCGAAGTCGCAAGATAATGGTTTGTCGAACCGCGTCGAGCGCTGTCTTATTGCAATGTTTCGGTGTTGAATTGCCAAGGTAAAGCGGAGTATGGTCAAAACAAGCAGCGGCGACCGCTTCCCGCTGGCTGCAAAAAGGCCCCGCCGTTTGTTGCAGAGGGCGGCGGGGCCAATCTAAATTATTTTATGCCAATCATTTTCCCAACTTTACGTTGGCGCCCTGCCTTTGACATAGGAATTCCGGTAGCCTTTGCGATTTTTTGTTTTGCTTTCGTGATGCCAAGTGCCCGCTTCCAACTAAAAGACAAGCCAGGAATTTTAAGGGACTTTTTCGCCATGTCAAGTTCACCACCTTTTTAAAATAAAGATTTGAGCCAATAATCGCCCCATATCTTGTAGTTGCAAAAATAGAACGAAAGTGCTATATTAAGTCGTGTGATAGAACACCTGTTTTATAGCATGAACTTGAACGGAGGATGGACCGGATGAATGAACAGGTACATATAAGTATCGATCTTATCCATGATACAATGGATTCTGAATTTACGAAACTGCTGTCGGAGCTTTCACGTGAAGAAAAATTAGAACTACTTAGTATGTGGAAGGAGCACAAAAATGTTTGTATCTGAAAAAGAGTTCTCCGAATCAATGGGGGAGATCATGCGCGAGCTTCGCAACATCAAATACAGGATGCAGGACGAAACACCCGTTACTTGTTCCTGCGATGTGTGCGAGCACGCAACGGTCACGGTCAATTCTTCCGGTGTTTGCGTTGTCGTTTGCAAAAAGAAGATGCAAGCGCAGTGCGGTGACTTTACCCCAAGAGAAGTGACGCAAACCACTTGATAGCTTCGGAGATCATCGCGCCAGAAAGTCCCGATATCAGGGCTATTTTCCAGTCGTGCATCTTTGCGTCAGATTCTTCTTTATCTTTCTGGTTGATATACGCCAGAAAATCGACACCTTTATCTGATTTTCTAATGAGATAGGTCGCGCCATCTTTAAGTTTCGGCGCATTTGCATTACCGCTAACCGAAATATAAGCGAGTCCGTAATGCTGTAATCTTTCTGCCGGGCCGAAACTTTTATCCGTTGCATATTCCGGCTTTGCTACAATGCGAGAAAGCAAATCTTTTTCGTCTTTATTAAGACTGATATGCTCAAATGGGATATTGACAGAGACGTTCATGTTGTCTTCCTGCCTTTAATAAAATGAGCGTATTCAAGTATTTCTTTCCGGTCGTCAAGGTCGGAAGAATCCCAAATCTTCCTCAACTCTATATCCAGCGCATCCTTGCCCTCGCCCTCTGTGGCGGGGGCTTTTTTTATTTCCGGATCATCTGTTTCACCACTCAAATATGCAACGGTAGTTTTAAGTTCGTTAGCAACAGCTAACAGATTTGCGTAATTTGGAACCCTACCATTCTTCCACCATTTCCCAATCGTCCCGTTTCCGAGATTGAGCTTTTTCTCAAGGGCAGTCCGGGTAGTTCCTCTTACGCTGCAAAAATCTTTTAATCTTTTTGATAAATCCATAAAAAAAAGTTAGACAAAAATCCGATTTTCTTCTTGACAATGCGACTTAAGTCTATTATACTTAGACATGTGAAGGGTAAACAAAACTAAGCCCCTCACAAAGACGGACTTGCAGAAGATATTTAATTGCCTCAACAGCATTATATTAGACTATCTTCTAATTTCTGTCAAGCATTATTCGACCGAAAGGAGGAGTTTTTTTGATTTATGACAATGTCAAACGCCTTTGCGAAAAGCACAACACCAATATCGCGACCGTGGAAAAGGCGTGCGGCATCGCAAACGGTACGATCGGCAAGTGGAACGGCAAAGACGCCGAACCGCGCGTCAGTACCGTCAAGGCCATCGCAGACTATTTCGGGGTATCGGTGGATGAGCTTTTGAAAAAACGGAGGAAGCGAGCATGAACGATTTGGTTTATCTTTCCCCGAACACCGAAGAGCCATTCACGACATCCGAAGTCATTGCAGAGTGCGCGGGTGTAAAGCGAGATACGGTGCAGAAGTTAGTTCAGCGCCATGAAAAAGACCTCCGCGAGTTTGGAAGGGTCGGATTTGAAATCCGGACCTTGCAGACGCGGGGCGGTCAGCAGATGGCAAAGATTTATCACCTGAACGAGCAACAGGCAACGCTTCTGCTTACATTCCTTCGCAATACCCCCGTTGTCATTGAGTTCAAGAAAGAACTCGTTCGCCAGTTCTTCGCCATGCGCAAAGAGCTGATGAATATTAAGGCAATCAAGGTCGAGCGCAAGTCACTGCGTACCAGCATGACGGACGCTATCAAGGCGCTGCCGGACAGCCCGCACAAGCAATTCAAGTATAACCAGTACACCGATCTCGCATACATGGCGGCGCTCGGCAAAACGGCGCGGCAGTTTCGCAAGGAGCGCGGCGCGGAAAAGGCTGCAACGGCGAGCGATTACATGAGTTCGGACGAGCTTGCGGCGGTGTCAAAGATGGAAAACCGCATTTCGGTTCTGCTGGAAGTTGGCATGGATTATCAGCAGGTCAAGAATTGCTTGATGCAGACAAAAGCAATCGGGGCATAAGAAAAGCCCTGTTCAGCGTAGCAGGCCGAACAGGGCACCGGACAAATCTCACCACAAGATATTGTGTCCGTGCTTATTGTAGCACGAGAGAAAGGAAAAGGCAATGATTAAAACAATGGATCTGAACGAGTGTGCGGCATACTTACGTGCGCACGGGCTGAGCATTTCGAACGAATCGCTGGCAGACGGCCTTGAGCAGAGGGTTTACCCATTCGGCGTGTGCATCTGCGGCGGCAAGCGCAGAATCTTCCAAATCTACACTCGCCTCGTGAATGAGTGGATCGCGGAACGCGAGGTGGAGGCATGAACACATTGGTTTTTGGCGGCATCGCCGCTGCGGTGATCGCGCTTAACGGCTGCGACTTCGCCACGGGTCTCGCCGTCATCGGCGCGTGTGCGGTGTGCAAGGTGCTGTATGAGCTGCTGCCGTATATCGACAGGGGGTGCAGACGATGAGACGGCACGACAAGCGCACGAGAGAGCAGCGCAAGGCCGATGAATCAGCGCTGTTTGCGGCGGCGTGTTTGGGCGCGACGATTCTCTTGATCGCGATCTCAATTCTCGCCACCAGTGCGCAGGCGGTCGAGGCGGAACCGGAAGAAGCGCCCATCGTAGAGGAGTATGACCCCGCGTGGGACATCCCCGCGACTGAAAGCGCGGTGTGCAATGACGTTTTTCTCGGCGAGTTTACGCTAACGGCTTATTGCCCCGGGCGCTGCTGCTGCGGCAAGTGGGCGAGCGGCTACACCGCCACCGGCACGCTGGCGACCGAGGGACGCACGATCGCGGTCGACCCGAAGGTGATCCCTTACGGAACGCATGTCCTGCTGATCTGGCCGGACGGTACGCAGCACAGCTACATCTCGGAGGACTGCGGTGGCGGTATAAACGGGAACCACATCGACGTGTTTTTCAACGACCATCAGGCGGCGCGCGTGTTCGGCGTGCAGAGCGCGATAGTGTATTTGGAGGCGGAGGAATGATCTATCGCTGCATGTGCTGTCACCTCATTTTTGACGATCCGGACGTTATGCGGCGGCGCGAAAATCTTGACGGGGAGCGCGGCTATGCCCTCGTGACGGAAATGTTCTGCCCGGACTGCGGCGCAGAGGAAATGTATTTTGAAGAATTGGAGGAGACCGAAGATGGATAACACCCTGATGAAAGTGACGCAGCTCCCCGTGATTGAGGAGCATTTGATGAGCCGGAAGGAGCAGACGGAGCAGCGCGTCGCAGAGGCAATGAGCCTTGTCTGCACCGACGAGACCTTAACCAGCGTGAAGAACATTCGCGCCGAAATGAACCGCGAGTTTGCCGATGCCGAGACCCAGCGCAAGGCCATTAAAGCCGCAATCATGGAGAAGTACGACAGCTTCGAATCCGTCTACCGTGAGTGCATCGCCGACCCGTACAAGCGCGCCGACGCAGACCTGAAAGCCAAGATCGACGCGACGGAAAGCGAGATCAAGAGCCGCTGCGAGGAAATGCTGCTGGGCTATTTTCGGGAGCTGTGCGCGGTCAACGAGATCGACTTCCTTTCGTTCGGGCAGACCGGCGTTAAGGTCGATATGGCGAGCGCCAGAGCCAAGACGCCGAAGAAGCTCATGGAGCAGATCAAGCTAAAGGTGGACGGCGTGGCGCAGGACATGAAAACCATCGGCACGATGGGCGAGAACGCGCCGGAGATCATGGTGGAGTACAAAAATAACCTCGACCTCTCGCTTGCGATCTCCGTTGTCAACGAGCGTCACCGCCGCGCCGAGGAGGAGCGCGAGGCCGTGAAACGCCACACGGTTACTCCAGCAGCGCGCGCTGCTGGAGATACCGTCGCAGCGGCCCCGCAGGTCGTCCCGAAGCGCGTGGAGCAGGCGGCGGTTGAACGCCTCACGGTGTCGTTCCGCGTGACCGATACGCGCGAGCGCCTGCGCCTTTTGAAGCAATTCCTTGTCAGCAATGGCTATCAGTACGAATGATTATTTTAAGGAGGATATTACCATGAACGAAATGCAGACCTACAACAGCACCGAAGTTGTGAGCGCCAAGAGCGTGAACGCCGAAATGATGATCTCCCGTCAGGCGCAGGAGGTACAGGCGGCAATGGTCGTCGCCAAGCGTTTTCCCCGTGACGAGATCGAAGCGAACAACCGCATTCTCAACGCCTGCAAGCGCAAGAGCCTTGCCGAGCGCGCGATCTATGAATACCCGCGCGGCGGCGAGAACGTGACCGGCCCCTCGATCCGTCTCGCCGAGGTCATGGCGCAGAACTGGGGCAACCTCGACTTCGGCATTACCGAGCTGGAGCAGAAGAACGGCGAGAGTACCGTCATGGCCTACTGCTGGGATTTGGAGACCAACACCCGCCAGACGAAGATCTTCACCGTGCCGCATATCCGCTACACCAAGAAAGGCAGCGTTGCCCTCACCGACCCGCGCGACATTTATGAAATGGTCGCCAATCAGGGCGCGCGCCGTATGCGCGCGTGCATTCTTGGCATTATCCCCGGCGACGTGGTAGACGCCGCTCTTGCGGCGTGTACCAAGACGATGATGGGAAAGAGCGATGAACCCATGATCGACCGCGTACGCAAGATGGGACAGGCGTTCAAGGATGACTTCGGCGTACCGATGGAGTGCCTTGAAAAGTACATCGGCTGCAAGGCCGAAGCGTTCACGGCGCAGAGCATCGTGCGCCTGCGTAATGTGTATACCTCACTGAAAGAGGGACGCGCGAGCCGCGAGCAGTATTTTGATCTCCAGACCGTCGAAGTGGACGAGACCACAGGCAAGGTCAAGGACGAGCTGCCCGCTCCCGCTGACGCCCTCGGTACGCCGGACGACGGAAAGACCGGCACCACCAAGCAGGTGAGCATGAATGATCTGTAAGGTCAAGGTCATTTCGACCGGCTCCAAGGGGAACGCCGTACTGCTGAATGATGAAATACTCATTGACTGCGGCGTTCCCTTTCGGGAACTCGAACCATACTGCAAGGGATTGAGGCTCGTCCTGCTGACGCATGTTCACGGCGACCACTTCAACCCCGAGACCATCAAGCGCCTGCACTTCCTGCGCCCTGCGCTGCGCTGGTGCGTCCCTCCGTGGCTCATGGAACCGATGGGACGCATCGGCGTGGACCGCCGCGTGACCGACGAGGGCATGGCATGCCATGTGCTGTTCTACTCCTGTTCCTTTCTCTACCCCGTCTGTGTGTCCTACAATTCCATTCCTCACGATGTTCCGAATTGTGCGTGGCATATCGAATTTGCAAACGGCGAGCGCGTGTTCTATGCGACGGACTGCGCCTCGCTGGACGGCATTGTGGCGCAGGACTACGACCTTTATCTGATCGAAGCCAATTACGGCGAAGAGGAGATACAGGAGCGCATGAAGCGCAAGCTGGAGGCGGGAGAATTCAGCTATGAGAGCCGCGCGATGGAGAGCCATCTATCCCGCGAGCAGGCGCGCGCATGGCTCGCCCAAAACGCCGCCATCGGCAAGAGCCATGTGCTCTATCTGCACCAACACCAAAGCGAGGAGGAATTGAAATGAGCATGAATCGAATCTGCCTGATGGGACGCATCGGGCGTGACTTGGAGCTGAAAAAGACGAACAGCGGCGTATCCGTTGTGTCGTTCCCTCTTGCCGTTGATCGCAACGGCAAAGAGGGCGGCACGGACTGGATCGACGTTGTCGCATGGCGCGGCACGGCAGAAGTGCTCTGCAACTACGCCGATAAGGGTCGCATGATCGGCGTCGAGGGGCGCTTGCAGATGCGCGACTGGACGGACAAGAACGGCAACAAGCGTAGGAGCTACGAGGTGCAGGCTGACAGCGTGTATTTCGCGGACAACAGGCGCTCGGAGGGTAACAACACCGCCGCACCGCAATACGCCGCAGAGAGCGCCGCAGGCGGCTTTGCAGAGGTCAGCGAGGACGACGGCGAGCTGCCGTTTTAAGGGAGTAGTCTATGGCAAAGAGCGGGATCGATTACTTTCCGCTTGATGTCACATTGAACGCAAAGTTTGAACTGATAGAAGCAGAATTTGGCTTGACAGGATTTGGTGTAGTCGTTCACTTGCTGCAAGAGATTTACGGCAAGGCGGGTTACTACATTGAATGGACAGAGGAGGTTGCGCTTTTGTTCGCCCGCAAGGTCGGGTTGGGTGGGAGCGTCGTTTCCGAAATAATAGAGGCTTCTATCAGACGAGGGATGTTCGACAAAGAGAAGTATGACAAGTACCACGTATTGACCTCTAAAGGCATACAGGAAAGGTACTTCGAGGCAGTCAGCCGCCGTAAAACTCTCGAAGTCGATTACAACATCCTTCTGGTTGATGTTGCCCAAATTTTGCCCAATGTTTACATTTCTGCGAAAAATGTAAACATTTTTTCAAAAAATGCTGACATCGAACGACAAAGTAAAGTAGAGAAAAGTAGAGTAGAGAAGAGTAAAGAAGAGTACATATTATGCGCTGAGCCGCAAGCGGCTGACGCGCCGCCGGTGATTTCTTTGCCGCTGAATGACGGAACGTTCTATGACGTGTCGGAGAACGACAGGGCCAAATGGTCGCAGCTCTATCCGAACGTTGACGTTCTGCAACAGCTCAGAAACATGGCGGGATGGTGCGACGCGAACCCTACCAAGCGAAAGACACGCGGAGGGATTAAACGTTTCATCACCGCTTGGCTTGCCAGAGAGCAGGACAAGGGCGGCAAAGCGTCGCAGAATAAGCCGTTTGTCGGAGGCGATGTATTCGCCGAGATGTTGGAGGAGGAAAAGAACCGTGGAAAGAGCTGACGTAATTAGCCTTTTGGGGCGATTAAAACAGGCTTATCCGCAGGCCTATGCCAAGATGCCCCGCACAGAAGCCGAAGAGCTGGTTTCCCTCTGGTCGGACATGCTGGGCAGTGAAGACCCTGCCGAGGCGATGGACGCAGTAAATGCGCTGATTGCTGAGGATACGAGGGGATTCCCCCCGAAAGTCGGCCAAGTGCTTGCAAAGATCAGGGGCGCAGCTTACCCGCACGTCTCGGTGGCGTGGATGAAGCCATACATCGAGCGGATAGCCGAACAGGAGGCGTTCATGCCGAGCGTATCGCGTTATGCGCGGGAACACGGGCTGACGTGGGAAGCGGCGGCTGCCGAAATGGCAGGCGGTGCGCCGTGAGCGGGTATCGCGGGGGCATTTTCAAGTGCCCGTTTTACTCGCGGGACTACCGCGACTATCTCAACTGCGAGGGTGCGCAAGTCAAGCTACCGAAAGAAGAGCTGGACGAATACACGCGGCGCTACTGCGCCAACGAAGAATGGCGGCGCTGCCCGATCGCTCGGGCGCTGACGCTGCACTACGAAAGGACGGAGAACCGATGAGCGAAAGAAACAGATACAAGGTAAAACAGCTTGCGGTCGGCCTGCGGGACGATCCGTGCGACCAAAATGGCGCAAAGGAGGCAGAGGAATGAGACTGGCTATCATGGACACCAACGCGTTCAACACGATTATCGTCGCCGTAAAGGGCGCGGTATCAGCGAGCATCAGTAGGCCGATGTACAAGAATATCCGGCTGGAATTTCGCAAGAAGAACAAGGCAGTTACGGCTATCGCCACAGATGGCTTCCGGCTTTTCGTGGAGCACGCGACCTGCTGCGAGGTCGAAGAGGATTTCGATTGCTACATCAAGCCGAGTATCCGCCTGCCGCGCGGTAATTCCATGCGCTTGGAGCTGAAAGAACGGGACAAGACGGAAAGCGTGGTTGAGATCGAATGTCTCGGCTGCATCTTCGGTTTTGTTCAGCCGATTGGAGAGTTTCTGGATTGGGAAAAAGCCCTGCCCAATGAGCCGACATTCCGTATCGGCGTGAATGCCGAGTATCTTCTCTCGGCGTTGCAGGCGGCAAAGGCCAGCGTCGGCGGCGCCTTCAAGCAGCCTGCTATTCTGGAATTCCGTGGGACAATTGGGCCTATTACGATCAAGACCAACCACGAGGACGTCAAAATGGTCCTGCCAGTGCGAATCAGGGAGGCCGACGATGGCGCTGACATCAGCTGACCTCGCGAGGCTGGGGCCGCAGGCGCAGAAGCAGGTGCTTGACAAGCTGGCAGGCACGCAAAAGCCGAAGAAAAGCAAGTACGGCAATCGATTTACGCCGCGCGTTATGCCTAACGGGAAAGTGCATGAGTTCAAGAGTGCCAAAGAGGCGAGGCGTTATGACGAGTTGGCCTTGATGGAGAGGCAAGGGCTTATTCGAAATTTGCAGATAGAGCGATCTTTTACACTGCAAGAGACCTACATCTGCTCGGACGGATCACGCGTTAAGCCAGAGAGATATTTTGCGGACTTTGTCTATGAACGGCCTACCGCGCCCGACTGCAACGGGCAAGTCTACTGGCTGCAAGAGGTCGAGGATGTCAAGGGGAAACGGACGCAAATGTATCTCAGAAAGAAAAACGAAATGTTGGCGAAGTATGGCATCACGATCCGCGAGGTGTGAGATGAGTTTTGAACACTGCCACAGCTGCAAGTCGCCAACGCGGCATGTAGGCTGCCACAGCGATTGCCCGTACTATCAGGCGGATATTGCCAAGTATAACGAGGCGAAGGAAGAGGAAGCGCGCCAAACGCAGGAGCGCGGTGCCTATTGGGGCGCGCGGCAGTTTAAGACGCGGCGCTATCAACGAACGAAATGAGGGAGCAAGAAAAGATGGTCACAAAAATGGAATTAGGTCATCGCATCCGCGATTTGCGCAAGAAGAAAGGTCTTTCACAGTTGTCCTTTGCGGCGGATATTGACGCGCCGCAAAGCACCGTCGCTTTATGGGAAACGGGGAGGTGTTACCCGAGGTTAGAATCGCTTGGGAGATTGGAGAAGGCGTTCGACGTCCCCGTAAGCGCGTTACTGCTCGAGAGCGGAATACCGAAGGGCGTTCCGACTGAGCAGGAAATCGGCAAGCGTATTTTGGCATGGCGTAAGCTGCGCGGGATGACCTTGCAGCAGCTTGCCGACAAGGCGGGCGTCGGGCTGACCACGATACATAACCTCGAAACCGGACTGTGGTACGCGAAAATGCCGACGTACCTGTACATTGCCGAAGCGCTGGGCGTGTCGCTTGACGCACTGATCTACGGGGAGGTACACGCATGAGCAAGATTGTGAGACCAAAAACGCCGTTTGAGTTCTGCACTTATCCGGTGCTCAAGGAAGCGTTGGAAAAGATGAACTATAACCAGACAGAGCTGGCGCAATACCTCGGCACGTCGCAGTTTACGGTGTCGGCGTGGGTGCGCGGCGACCGCGATACAACGGTGCGGCTGCTGCTGGCGCTGGAAGACTTGACGGGGATGACGTTTCGGGAAATGTTCGGAGAATGCGAGGGGAGAAGATGAAGCACCTCGGCGATATTACGAAAATCAATGGCGCGGAGATCGAGGCCGTGGACGTTATCACGGGCGGATCCCCGTGCCAGGATTTGAGCATTGCAGGAAAACGCGCCGGATTGGCCGGCGCAAGGAGTGGATTGTTCATGGAACAGATCCGCATCGTGAAGGAGATGAGAGAACGTGACAGAGCGAACGGACGGACAGGTGACATGGTCAGACCTCGGTTTATGGTCTGGGAAAACGTGCCCGGAGCATTTTCAAGCAACAAAGGGCAAGACTTCGCGGCAGTCCTCGAAGAGATCATCCGCATCGCACAGCCGGAAGCCCCCGATATTGAAGTGTCTGAAAAGGGTTGGAACACCTGGGGGGGGTACCACGATGAAGTGGGAGGACGATGGAGCGTGGCTTGGCGAGTGCATGACGCGCAACACTGGGGAGTCCCCCAACGCCGCCGTCGTATCTCGGTTGTCGCAGATTTTGGAGGCGACACCGCAGGCGAAATACTCTTTGAGCGCAAAAGCGTGTCAGGGCATCCTGCGGAGAGCGGAACGGCGCGGGAAAGACTTGCCGGAAACGCTAAAAGCGGTGCTTCTTATGCAGTCCGAATTAGAGGGGGCTGTGACGGAGGAGGAAAAGGTGCTTTAGTCCAGACGGAGAAAAGCGGGACGCTTGGGACGGGGAATGACCAGACGATTTTCTGCTTGCAGGGAAACGGTATTGACCACGCCGACACTGCAAGATGCAACGGGAAGGGCTGGTGCGAGGATACAAGTTATACCTTGAACACCATCGACCGACCGGCGGTCTGCGCGGGAGTAAGATGCCTGACACCGTGGGAGGCACAAAGCGCACGGGTGTATGACCAAGATGGTGTATGGCATAGTTTAAACGCCAATGAAAACGGTGGCATGGCGCGGGATAGCGTGATGTGCGCCGGGTTTAAGCTCGGCAATAGTGAGCAGGCGCGAAGTATCGGATATGCAGAAGAGCAATCGCCAACACTGAATGCGGAGTGTGGGGGGAACAAACCGGCGGTGATGTGCCTGAATGATCAGGGCGGGAATGTGATGGGCGTGAGCCATGATGTTTCCGGGACGCTGAGAGCACAGGAGCATGGGCATCAGCCCTCCGTTCTGGATATGAGCCATGCTTGCGACGTCATCCGGGACTGCGGCGAGATCGCTCCGAGTTTGCAAGCCCGTATGGGAACAGGCGGTAATCAAGTGCCGCTGACGTATCAAATGCAGGGATTTGGCGATTACTGCGAGGGGGACGTTGCAAGCAGTTGCAAGCAGAGAGATTTCAAGGACAGCACTGATCTTGTATGTTCCGTAGACTGCCGAAACTTTACAGAGGGCGGGGAAATCAACGGAACCTTGCAGGCAAAGGAAAGCGGAGGTCAAAGCCTGAGCCTGAACAATACGGTCCGCCAAAACATGGTGGTTCGCCGCCTGACCCCGATGGAGTGCGAACGGCTGCAAGGTTTCCCGGACGGCTGGACAGACATTGGTGAGTGGCGTGACAGCAAGGGCAAGCTGCGCAAGGATGCGGACAGTCCTCGCTATAAGGCGCTGGGCAACTCCATCGCATTGCCCTTCTGGGACTTTTTGGCAAAGCGCATCAGCGCACAATATCTGCGCCCTGTTACGATGGGTAGCCTGTTTGACGGCATCGGCGGCTTTCCGCTGGTGTTCGAGCGGCACAACGGTAATGGCACGGCACGCTGGGCAAGCGAGATCGAGGAATTCCCCATTGCCGTGACAAAACTGAGATTCGGGGAGGAATGACGCATGTACATCGGAGAACCATTTAGCTGGAAGCCTGCCGCATTTGAGGGCAGTAACGGCATTATGAGCGTAACCACGAAAGAGACGACTGCGCACGGGCGTGTCGTCTACATCAACGAGGCGCACCGCTGCTTTACGGCAGAGGCCGATATCAACGGGAAGAAACTCAGAGAGAGCTTTAAATTTTAACAAAAATCAGGAGGAATTTCATCATGAACAACAATCAGAACTACATCGTTCGCTGTGACCGCGCAGGCGTGTTTTTTGGCAAGATCAAGGAGCGCAACGGCTCCGAGGTTACCATGACCGATGTTCGCAAGCTGTGGAGCTGGGACGGCGCGTGTGCTGTTGAGCAGCTGGCGCAGGATGGCACAAAAGCACCGGACAACTGCCGTTTTACCGTGACGATCCCGGAAATGACCGTGCTGGGGGCAATCCAGATCATCCTGTGCACGGATAAGGCATCTGCGTCGCTCCGAGGGGTAAAGGAGTGGAAGAGATGACACTTGACGAGAAGATCAAAGCCTTTCTGGCTGCGAGCTCCGGCGACGGCTCCGGCGACGGCTCCGGCGACGGCTCCGGCTCCGGCTCCGGCTACGGCTCCGGCTCCGGCTCCGGCTACGGCTCCGGCTCCGGCTACGGCTCCGGCTCCGGCTCCGGCTACGGCTCCGGCCCCGGCGACGGCTCCGGCTACGGCTACGGCTCCGGCTACGGCTACGGCTCCGGCTCCGGCTACGGCTACGGCTACGGCTACGGCTACGGCGACGGCGACGGCTCCGGCGACGGCGACGGCTCCGGCATTAAAAGTTTCAACGGAGAGCCGGTTTTTCGAATTGACGGTGTAAACACGCTGATTCGCTCTGTGCGCGGCAACACCGCGCATGGGGCAATCGTGAACGAGGATTTGACGCTCACACCGTGCTACATCGTCAAGCAGGAAAATGTTTTTGCGCACGGCGAAACGCTGCGCGGAGCAATGGAGGCTCTTCGAGACAAGCTTTTCGAGGATATGCCGGAAGATGAGCGCATTGATGCGTTCCTGCGTGAAACAGACCGCGAAAAAACGTATCCGACGCAGTATTTTTACGATTGGCACCACCGTTTGACCGGTTCGTGTGACATGGGGCGAAAGCAGTTTGCCCGCAATCACGGTGTTGACCTCGAGCATGGAATGATGACGCTGACGGAGTTCTTGGAGTTGACAAAAGATGCTTACGGCGGCGATGTGATCCGAAAAGTGATTAGTAAGCTGCAGGAGGTGGAGTGATGGTTTCGGACGAAGCATTGAAAAAGCTGCAAGAGCAGATCGCGGCGTGGCCGATAACGCAGCGGTTCGTGGTGCAGCAGCTCATTCTGGACTATTTGAGGAACCGGGAAGACCTGCGCGCCTATGAGGACACGGGGCTGACGCCGGGAGACATCAAGGAATTGCTTGACATGGCTGTGTCGAAAACAGACAAGGTTTTGCGGCTTAAAGAAGAATTGCACGCCATGAAAAACGAACTATGCCAATACTGCGGGAAGTACAAACACGCACACGAGGGCGCCTGTGACGGGTGCAGATGGAGGGAAATGTGATGGATGCTGTAAAGTTTATCGAGGAGCAAAACAGGATGTGTAATTCGTTTTCACCGGATTGCGAAGGATGCCGCGTGGATGAAGCAAAGCCTGTGGACGAATGCTGCCGGTGGATGTTTGAAAACCCCGAAAGAGCCGTCAAAATCGTCGAGGAATGGGCTGCCGCACATCCACGCAAAACGCGGCAGAGTGTGTTTCTGGAGCAGTGGCCGAATGCGCGCCCTGCGGATGATGGGGTGTTGACTTTTTGCCCAAAAAGGTTTGACTTTCACATTTCATGCTTAGCAGAATGCCATTCGTTGAAAAAGTGCAGTGATTGCCGCCGCGAGTTCTGGATGCAGGAGGTGGAGTAATGGAACGACTGACGAAGCGCGACACCGATGGACAGGCAATGATGGACTGCGAGAAGTGCAAAGCGGATTGGACGGGTAAGCATGGTAAGCCGATGGTTGACTGCACCGCGCTGTACTGCCGCAATCGCCTCAAGGATCGCCTCGCCGCCTACGAGGACAAGGGACTTGAGCCGGAGGAGGTTTTGCCGAAGGACAAGGCAGACGAGACCGCGCTGAAGCTCATGCGCCTTGCTGATTTGGAAAGCCTTTGCAGCTATACCCGCCTGCGCGAGCTGGCCGAGGCCGATAGAAACCATCAAATAGTCATCCGACCGTGCAAAATTGGAGATACGGTGTGGGCTGCGGACATGGAGCCCGCAATCCCGCTACACGTCATGGCAGATGCGGTCTATCTGGAGGGGAGACATGGCGGAGATTATGAACGGCTCAGCAATTTCGGAAGCGTTGTTTTTCTTAGTCAGGAGGAAGCAAAGGAGGCGGCGTCACATTGGATGAAGTGAAACGGTGTCCGTTCTGCGGGGGCGAAGCAAAGCTCATGGGCGGCAAGGTCTATACGATTCCAGAGATCGACAGTAACGGCGCTTATGTGGACGCCGATATTGAAGTTGAACCTTCGTGGGTCGAATGCCAGAGCTGCCACGCAATGGGGCCAACCTTCGACGAGACAGATGAAGACCCCGAGAATGCGGTCGCCGCTTGGAACAGGAGGGCGGGATGAAAGTACCGAAGTATATCCGCGAGAAGATGCACCGTATTGCGCTCTATGCAAGAATGGCAAGCAATCTTGACCGTGAAGTAGGGTTTTGGCTTGGACAGCACGGGATAGATGTGGAGAAATTGAGCGACGGCGGTGGCTGGGGTTACGAAGAACTCAGCTACGGTAATGACGTAACGGATGAACTGTGCGCCCAGATAGAGCAGATGGAGGCGGAACAATGGAAGTAAAACTGAAGCCCTGCCCGTTCTGTGGCGCAGACAATAAGCCTATGGGCGCGATCATGAGAACGGCAAACCGTGGGGAGTGGAAGCACTGGTACAACGGCTGCGTTCTTTCCGGTTTTGTAATTAAGGCGGACAAAATCGAAGTGTGGAACAGGAGGGCTGAAAATGACACTAACTGAGATGTTTACAATTTGTGATTCGTGCGTATATGCGCCATGTCTTTGTGGGAATGACCCTGAGAACTGCGTGGCGTATGTGATGAGGACTTCTGACAATGGATGAATACATTAAGCGGGAGGCGCTCATTACCAAATTCAAGAAAATGGAGCTTGGCGAACATGGTTTGGTAGAAAGGCTATTTGCGGATGGAGTATATGCTGTCATCGCAGCGTTCCCCGCCGCTGACGCGCAGGGCATCAAGGAGCGTATTGCCATGGACATCGAGCGATATGGCGATTGCAAGGTCGTGAGCATCGTGAGCGACCGGGGACGGGAAGAACAGCTACGAATGAAAGGAGCCAAATTATGAGCATCAAAATCAAAAAGTACACCAAAGACCAGATGGCGAAGATGGTGGAGGACGCACAGGCGGAAGTGCAGGAATTAAAGCGGGTAAACGCCGCCCTGACCAAGCAGATCGACCGGATGAACGACGAGGCCATCAACAAGGCAAATGAGATTGCGAACCTGAAAGCGGACGCGGATGTGCTGCGGAATAAGCTTGCTGATACCGAGGAAGCGCTCGGGCGGGCGAATGCGGAGTTGGGAGCCGCAGATGGAGCACTTGTGGAAATGAATGATAAAATCGTGCGGTGTGAAGCTTATTCTAAGACGCTGCGTGGAGACGTAAACAATCTACAGTTGGAGGTAATCGATGCGGGTATTCGCGCCAACTACGCAGAATCCCACCCGTGGAGGAACCTGTGGGCGTGGGTGAAGAGAAAGCTGGGTGGTGAGTAAGTGGATCATTATTACCCGCTGTGAGTTAAAACAAAAAGGGGGCAAAGATGGACGCTAAGCACCTGAACCGTGACGCAGTTGTATATAAGCAAATTGCGATTCGCGTGGGAGAGCAAAACGATAGGAGCCTTATTTTGGCAGCGAAAACATATCGAAAACAAGGTACTGTGAAATATGTAAATCTTGATAGCGAATACATAGTTGCAGAAATTGAAGGAGCAAAAGAAGTTTTTCGAGCAGAGCGGAGGCGCATATGAGCACATTTCCTGACCGCCTGCGGAGGTTACGCGAACGCCAGCAATTAAAGCGCTGCGTGCTGTCCGAGCTGTGCGGGCTGAACCGCAACACGATCAAACGCTACGAGATGGGGACGCAGAAACCATCAATGGACGCACTGATGAGCATTGCCGATTATTTCGGCGTGTCGATTGATTATCTGCTCGGGCGGTCGGACTACCCAAAAAGTTTATAAAAATATTTTGCAAAACTCACTTATAAGTGAGTCAGGGTATTGCAATTATGGGAGAATTGAACCGCAGAGGTGTAAAAGCCTTTGCGGTTCTCTCATTTATGGCGTTTACCTCCTGCGCCATAGCGGGGCGCGGTGTTTTTCATCTTTTCACACCGCCCCCGCAACATGCCGCACGCACGATGCAGCCCACGATCAGGGCCGAGAGGTCGCACCTCTCATGCGGCACAGGACCCCGCGCACCTCTCAACGATGTGGCCCAGCGGGGACATACACAAGCGTAGCCAAATGGTAAGGCATGGGACTTTGACTCCCAGATGTGCAGGTTTGACCCCTGCCGCTTGTGCCAGAGGCCGGGTCGCGCCCGGACAATGTGAGATCGCCATCGTCATGGCTCACATGGGAATGACAATGCTCGCTGAAAACTGCGCTTGTCTTGATGCGTCAAGACCGGTTTGACCTGACGGAATAGGGGCTACGACTTTTCGGAGCGTAGTTGCCGGTAGCGTGTGACAATCTAAGCGGGAAAGACGATCATATATGCGGCGTGCAGAAGCAGAAGCGAAAGCAATGACTATAGGCAACATTGCGGACGTGTGGCGGCTCAATACCGCCTCGCCGCTCCAAAAGAGGAGCGCCGCTGCCTTTGGCAATGGGCAAATCTCCCGCCTGAAAGTGCGGCAATAATGGTTCGCGTGAGCATGGGGTGAGCGATTAAATCAGGCCAAATCGGCGACAACACCGGGCGAGCTTGAGCCAGTAAGTGTATGCCCTTCGGGGCGGGTAAAGTCTGCTATGTAAAGCCAAGGGGCGGGGGCTGGTAGCAAATAAAAGTGCGAGGTGGTGACAATGGCTGCGCGTCTGACAGACCGACAGAAAAAGAAAATACTGGCGGACTATGTGCAGACGAATAACTATTGCGCCACAGCGAAAATCAACGGTGTGTCCGCAACGACGGTCAAGAACCTTGTGCGGGCGAATGCCGACATTGTGGAAAAGTGCGAACAAAAAAAGGAAGAGAACACCGCCGATGTGATGGAGTACATGAACGACCACAAAGACCTTGTGTGTTCGTTCATCGGTAAGGGGCTTGAAATGCTCAACGACCCGGAAAAGCTGGCGGCGGCGAATCTCAGCCAGATCACAACGGCGATGGGGACGCTGATCGACAAGTGGGCGATGATCGGCGGCAACCCTGCCGACACGGTGAAGGAAGATGCGCTCAGCCAGAGCCTAAAAGAAATGGCAAAGGAGATTGAAAGCGATGATTAGTGCAAAACAGCAGAAAATCCTCGCTTTTCCCTATTCCAAGTATGACGCGCTGATCTGTGACGGCGCTGTGCGTTCCGGCAAGACCTCCATTATGATGTGGGCGTTTGTCCACTGGGCGATGGAGAATTTCAGCGGTCAGCGTTTCGGCGTGTGTGGACGCACGGTGGATAGCTGCACCAAGAACATCATCGTGCCGTTTACGGCGATGAGTTTGGCAAAGGAGCGCTATATCATCCGCTGGCGGCGCGGCGACAAGGTTATGGAAGTGCGGCGCGGTGCCGTGACGAATTACTTCGAGGTGTTCGGCGGCAAGGATGAGGCCAGCTATACGCTGATCCAAGGCCGCACGCTGGCGGGTGTGCTGCTGGATGAGGTTGTGCTGATGCCGCGCTCGTTTGTGGAACAGGCATTGACCCGCTGCTCCGTTGACGGTGCGAAGCTGTGGTTTTCCTGCAACCCCGGAAGCCCGCAGCACTGGTTTTATACAGAGTGGATACAGCGGCATAGTGAGCGGAATGCGCTGTATTTGCATTTTGAAATGACGGATAACCCCGGATTATCTCAAAAGACTCTGGAACGCTATCAAGCAATGTTTTCTGGCGTGTTCTACGACCGATACATTCGCGGCCTGTGGGTGGTGGCCGAGGGGCTGATTTACCCCATGTTTGACGAGAGCTGCATTGTGGACGAGCTGCCGGAAAAGGGAGAATACTATGTTTCCTGCGACTACGGCACGCTTAACCCGTTTTCCGCAGGGCTGTGGCGCTGGGACGGCAAGACGGCTACGCGCGTCCGCGAGTATTACTATTCCGGGCGCGAGAGCCAGAAGAACAAGACGGACGAGGAATACGCCGACGAAATTAAAAAGCTCATCGGCGAGGCGGACGTCAAAAGCGTTATCGTTGACCCGTCTGCCGCCTCGTTTATCGAGGTTTTGCGACGGCGCGGTTATATGGTGCGAAAGGCCAACAACGACGTAACCAACGGCATTATGACTACGGCGCGGTTTTTGCAGGACGGAGTAATCAAGATACACCGAGATTGCAAAGACTGCATCCGCGAGTTTGGACTGTATCGGTGGGACGAAAAATCCGTCGATGACAGGCCGATCAAAGAAAACGATCACGCAATGGACGAGACGCGCTATTTTGCCTATACGATTTTGAAAAATAAGGCGTATCGGCGCGATTATACTCCCATTTGGAACAGATAGGACGGTGAGCGGCTATCAAAACATATAACGACCTTGTGGCGGTCGGCGAAAACGAGCGGGCGCGCATTGAGTTTGTCCGCAGCACAATCAATGAGCACCGCGAATCCCACGCATATAAGACGGCGGCGGATGCTGAGGAATATTACAACGGCCTGAATCCGACCATTAACCGCTATGAGAAAATCATCTATGATATGCAGGGGCGCAGTCACACGGATATGTGGACGGCAAACCATAAGCTGGCCAGCCGCTTCTTCGGTCTGGCGGTCGATCAGGAGGTTTCCTATCTTCTGGGTAACGGTGTAACCTTTGCGGAGAAGGAAACGCCGAACAAGCTATGCCCAGACTTCGATCAGGAAGTCATGGATGCGGCGCGTGAAGCGAAAATCGCAGGCGTGTCCTTCGGATTCTGGGATTTGACGCATTTGCGGGTGTTCTCCCTGCTTGAGTTTGTCCCCCTGTACGATGAGGAGGACGGCGCGATGAAAGCCGGAATCCGGTTCTGGCAGGTGGCACAGGATAAGCCGCTGAGAGCGACGCTGTACGAGATCGACGGCTTTACCGAGTATTTCCAGCCGAAAAACAAGAGCATGGAAGTAATGCAGCCGAAGCGCAGTTATAAGCTAATCGAGCGCAAAGCGGAGGTCGGCGAAACCGAAATCTATGACGGCGGCAATTATCCGAGTTTCCCCATCGTCCCGCTGAAAAACAACAAGCGGGGTCTCTCCGAGATCGTCGGCAAGCGAAACACCATCGACGCGCTCGATCTTGCGTCCTCGAACATGGTCAACAATGTGGATGAGGGCAACCTGATCTATTGGGTCTTGTCCAACTGCAGCGGCATGGACGATCTTGACGATGCAAAGTTTGTGGAGCGCTTGAAAACCACACACGTCGCCCACGCCAACGGCGACGACGGCGCGAAGGTGGAGAGCAAGACCATCGAGGCACCGTATGAGGGCACGAGCAGCACCATTGATATGCTCAAGAAAAAGCTGTACGAGGATTTCTTAGCATTTGATTCCTCCGCGATTTCCACAACATCCAACCAGTCGGCAACTGCAATTAAGGCAAGTTATATCCCTCTTGACCTCAAAACGGACAAATTTGAAGCTGAGGTCACGCGTTTTATCGTCGAAATTTTGCGAATAGCGGGAATTGACGATAAACCGAGCTATACAAGGAGCCAGATTATTAACAAACTTGAAGAAATTCAAGCGTTGTTAATGGGCGCGGCGTATTACGATGACGAATACATCACGAAGAAGCTGCTGACCATCAACGGCGATATTGACCAGTACGAGGACATGATGAAACGCAAGGCAGCAGAGGTTATCGATTTGACGGAGCCGGTGATTGGCAATGAATAAGAAGCAATTATCGGAGAATATTCGCAATGTCAGAAAAGCAGCCAAAATGACGCAAGAGCAATTCGGAAAATCCTTGGGCGGAACTCGCTTGATGGTTTCACGGTGGGAATTGGGGACAAGAACTCCAAGCCTTGAATATATAGAAAAAATAGCCCACTGTGTGGGGCGTTCTCCCGTAGACTTGTTTAATGGGGTATTTGAGGTGAACGGCGATGGCAACGCCTGATTTAGGGCATCGGCTGACTGATAAAAAACTTGCCGCGCTGGAACGGCGCATTGCGAAGCTGTACCGTGAGGCCGGGAAGGAGCTGCAAGAAACCATTGACGCATATTTTGAGCAGTTCGCCAAGCGCGACGAGGAAATGAAGGCGCTGATCGGCACCGTGCAGAACGGTAAGGAATGGACGGAGGCCGATTATAAGCAATGGCGTCTGAACCAGATCGGGCGCGGGGAACGCTATCAGGCCATGCGCGACAAGGTGGCGCACCGTGTGACCGATGCAAACGCTGTGGCGGTGTCTTACACAAACGATGCAACGCCCGGTATCTACTCCCTCAACCGCAACTATGCGGCGTATACCATCGAACAGGTCGCGGGCAACGTCGGCTTTGACTTGTGGGACGAGCAGACGGTCAAGCGGCTTATGGTAGAGCAACCGGATTTAATGCCGTACTACCCGCCGAAACGCGCTTTGAAACGCGGAATTGACCTTGCATATGGGAAAAAGCAGATCACGGCCAGCGTTACCAGCTCCATCTTGCAGGGCAAAAGCATCAAGCACATGGCGGACGACCTGCAAAAGCGGATCACCACCATGAGCCGCGATTCCGCCATCCGCACGGCCAGAACTGCCGTGACCGGCGCGCAGAACGCCGGACGCATGGACAGCTACGCGGCGGCGGAGAAGATGGGCATTAAGCTCAGGCGCGAGTGGGTAGCGACGCTTGACAACAGGACGCGCCATGCGCACGCCATGCTTGACGGCCAGCAGGCCGACATTGACAAGCCCTTTAAGGTCGACGGCTATGAGATCATGTTTCCCGGCGATACTTCCGCACCCGGCTATCTTGTGTATAACTGCCGCTGCACGCAGATTGCGGTGGTGGATGGGGTAGATGCCTCATCGGCGCAAAGGCGCGCCAGAAACGCATCTACGGGGCAAACAGAGGTTATCTCGAACATGTCCTATGCGGAATGGGCGGGGTGGGAAAAAGATACAAAGCAAGTTGCAAGCGCGGTAAAATCTGATATAATAAAAGAAAGCAAACCGTTGCCAATTACTATTTCGGATTGTACCGCAGAGATCCGGAAATATGATTTTAGTGATGGGACGGCAAATGGAATAAGAAAAGCAGCAAATGCCACGGTTTATAAAACTCCGGATGGTACAGAGTTCATATTCCCGACAAGTTATAACAAGGCGCACCAGACGATGACCCCAGAGAAAGCGGTTGAACTTTGGAGCAAGGTTCCCGAAAAGCTGCGGAACATTGGGCAAAAACAGATCATATTTCAAGATGTGCATAATCCGCAAGACAAATACTGGAGAAAACGATACAAGAAATTCCGAGGCAGTTATGCTACGGGCGGGGATGACATCAATTTTTGGCGTTATGATTATCCGCATAACGACGATTATGTTGTGCGAACTTATTGCCATGAAATCGGGCATAAAGTTGACACGGACAATAGCGTAAATGGCACACGCTTCTCAGAATACACATGGTGGACAGATGCAATGGCTGAGGATAAGAAGGTATCCGGTCAAAAATCGGTTACAGTCTACGGAGAAAACGCCAATTCTGAGGATTTTGCGGAAAGCATGGCCGAAATTGTTAAAGACCCGGACGCATTTAGAAAGAAGTTCCCAAACAGAGCAAAAATTATTGATATTTTCTTGAGATAAGGCGGTGAGCGCTTATGAAAACAAAAAAGTTCTATGATGACAATGGAAAACTTGTTAAAGAGCGCGATTACGGGAAAACACCGTCCGGTGGCGATTATTCAGAAATCTGCTATATCGACAACAATCGAATGGTTATCAGAGAGTGCAAGGAGGATGGTACGCTTATTGCTGAAACATGGGGTGAGCAATGAGCGTTGAAATCCACGACAACAGCAAAGAGGTTTCTGCCGCGATTAAGGCGGTGCTGCTGCGGGGGCTTGAAAAGATCGGGCTGGTGGCAGAGGGATATGCGAAAGAGCTGTGCCCCGTTGACACCGGCAATCTGCGGAACAGCATCACTCATGTGGTAGACGAGCAGGAACCGGCGGTAATTATCGGCACGGATTCCGAGTACGGCGGGTACGTTGAATTAGGCACCGGCATTTATGCCGAAGGCGGCGGCGGACGGCCTACACCGTGGGTGTATCAGGACGCCAAAGGCAACTGGCATTACACGCGCGGCAACAAGGCGCAGCCATTTTTGAAACCCGCTGCCGCCGACCATGCCGCACAGTATCGGGACATTCTGGAAAGCGAGCTGAAAAATGGATAACGAGACCATCAAGGCCATTGAAGCCATTATCAAGCGCGGCAACGATGCTGAAATACGCCGAAAAGGCGACGGGTACATCGTTTTAGAGGTCAAGAAAACAATCAAATACACAGCTTCCGCGTAATAGGGCGCGGGAAAGGGCAATAGGAGCCAACTTGTAAGGATTTCTTACAGGTTGGCTCTTTCATTTTGGGTAAAACCCGCGAGGCACAGCGGTTTTTATACAACGTTCGCCCCCGAAGAATTGGGGCCAAAGAAAAGGAGAACGAATAACATGGCGAAATTTACGAGAGCGGAAATCAGAAATATTCTCGGCGAGGCTTGCACCGAAGAGATCGAAAATCGCTTGGTTGCGCTGCATCTGGGCGTGGTTGACCCCCTCAAGGACGATCTCACGAAGTACAAGGCGGACGCGGAGAAGCTGCCCAGCGTCCAGAAGGAGTTGGACGACCTCAAGGCGGCAGGTGACGGCGGTTACAAGGAAAAGTACGAGAAGGAACACTCGGCCTTTGAAGCTTTTAAGACCGACATCACGGCAAAGGAGAGCAAGGCGGCGAAAGAAAAGGCTGTCCGGGCTTACTTTGAGAGCAAAAACATCACCGGCGCGAATCTCGACCTTGCGATGCGCGGCTGCGGCGAAGAAATGGCTGCATTGGAGCTGGACGGCGAGAAGATCAAGGACACCAAGAGCCTTGATGCACTTGTAAACGGCACCTACAAGGGGCTTGTCTCCACCACGCAGACGCACGGTGCGAATCCTGCCAATCCCCCGGCGAACACCGGCAGCGCGAATCTGACCAAGGCAGACATCTACAAAAAGGACGATAAGGGCCGCTATGTAATGTCTACTGCCGATCGGCAGAAAGCACTTGCCGAAAATCCTGATTTGATGAACTGAAAGGAGCCTTTAACATGGCAGCAACTAAAGTTGAAACTCTGACCCAGCCCCGTGATTCTCTGCCCAATGTCTATACCAGCGTGACCGCGCGCGAGGTCGACTTTGTTACCCGGTTTGATGACAACTGGGAGGCGCTGAGAAATATTCTGGGCATCACTCGCCCTATCCGAAAGACCCCCGGTACGTCTCTGGTGTCTTACACCGCCAGTATTGACCTGGAGAGCGGCTCTGTTGACCCCGGCGAGGTCATCCCCTACAGCAAGACCACCATCGTGCAGGCGGCAAAGTCTGACCTGACGATTGAGAAGTACGCGAAAGCCGTACCCATCGAAGATGTGAACAAGTACGGCGCGGAAATCGCCGTAGAAAAGTCCGATGACGCATTCCTGACAAAGCTCCAGAATGTTGTTATGGGTAAGTTCTACACCTTCTTGAACACCGGCGGCCTGACCAAGACCGCCACCACCTGGCAGGATGCGCTTGCCAAGGCTCAGGGCGAGGTTCTGAACAAGTTTGCCACTATCCAGAAGGATGTCACCCAGGTGGTAGGTTTTGCCAACATTCTGGATGCCTATGACTATCTGGGTACTGCAAACATCACCGTACAGACCCAGTTCGGCATCAACTACATCAAAGATTTCATGGGCTATTCCACCCTGTTCCTGCTGCCTGCGGCGCAGATCGCCCGGAATAAGGTTATTGCTACCCCCGTGGAAAATATTGACCTGTACTATGTGGATCCCAGCGATAGCGAGTTTGCCCGCCTGGGCCTGAACTACACCGTTCAGGGCGAGACTAACCTGATTGGTTTCCACGCCCAGGGCAACTACAGCACCGCCGTAGGCGAGAGCTACGCGCTGATGGGTATGGCCCTGTGGGCTGAGTATCTGGACGGTATCGCCGTTGTGACCGTAACACCCGCCACCGTGGGGGGCTGATTGAGCCGCTAATGGCAACGGCGCCCGGCAGTGACGCAGACCTTAGCAACTTAACAAAGGCGGAATTGCTTGCGTATGCGGAGGAAAACGGCATTGCTGGGGTTAGCGGCTCAATGAAAAAGGCCGAAATCTATAAAATTGTTGCAGGTAGCTAAAGGAGGCAGCGCAATGCTTGAAAATGTTCTACGGCACTTAAACAACTGGTTCCTTGTGGAGATTCACGAGGGCACGTTCACCGTGGAGAATGGCAGCATTGCGCTGCCTTTTCTCCAAACCAATCAATATTTCCGCATCTGTGGCTCCGTGTTCAACGATGGTCTGCACCAGTATCCGGCAGCTGACCTGACGGATGAAACCTTTACCGGGACGGTGTGGGCGCTGGCGGTGCCAAAGGCTGTTGTTTCCCTTGCCGAAGATATCGCCGCGTGGGAAGAAAAGAACGGGGAGGCCGTTGCAAGCCCGTATCAAAGTGAGAGCTTCGGGGGCTATTCTTACAACAAACGCAGCGCTGGAAGCGACAGCAACGCGTTAAACGGCTGGCAGGGTGCCTTTAAAGGCCGATTGAATGATTGGCGCAAGCTCAAGGGGGTGGAACCATGAGTTTACTGGACGATTTCGCAAGCAAATGCGTGCTGATGGAAAAGACGCGAACGCCGGACGGCGCAGGCGGCTACATAGTTGCGTGGGCCGAGGGCGCGGAATTCCTCAACTATCAGGCGCTTGACACCTCGATGGAGGCCCGAAGGGCGGAAAAGGAGGGTGTGACCTCGGTGTATTCCGCACTGGTCAACAAGACCGTTCCCATCGAGTATAACGACTATTTTCGCGACACGTCTACCGGCAACACCTACCGCGTGACCTCAAACCCGGAGGAAAAGGCCGCGCCGAAGTCTGCAGGTGCAATCATTAAGGCACTGAAATTCTTCACAGCGGAGCGAAAGGAGCTGCCGAAATGACAAAGGACAAGGCGCTTCATGCGTGGTTTTCTCAATTCCTCCCGGCGTATCCAGCCTCCAACGTGCCGGATGACGCGGTTTTCCCGTGGCTGACCTATGAGCTGATCACAGGATCATGGGAGAGCGGTGAGATCGCGCTGACGGTAAATCTTTGGTATTACACCGAGAGCGAGGCGGTACCGAACGCCAAGGCACAGGAGATCGCCGATGCAATCGGCATGGGCGGCTGTATGGTTGCCTATGACGGCGGGGCGATGTGGATCAAGCGAGGCTCCCCGTGGTGCCAGAACATCGCGGATGAAAGCGATAAAAACATCAAGCGGCGGTATCTCAATCTCACCGTGGAATACCTGTCGCAAAACTGATGAAAGGGAAAGATTATGAAATTTACCAAAATTCCTGTTGATACATTTCAGAAATTACAGATCAACGCCGGTGTTTTAACGACTGACTTTACGCCTGCAACAGGCACCATTGGTGAGGCAGGGCAGATCGGCGCGACGACCGGCGGCGTCAACTTCTCGGCGACTCCGGAATACTCGGACTACGGCGAAGATATTGACAACTGCCCCAAAAACACGAAGGAACTGAAAAAGCTCGATTCGTGGGAAGCAAAGGCAAGCGGTACGTTTGTCAGTGCCGATACCGCCATTGCAAAAAGCCTGTGCGGCGCTGCGGACATTGACAGCAGCGACACCACGAAAGTGACGCCGAGAAATGACGTGCTTGAAAAGGACTTTTCGGATATCTGGCTGGTTGGTGACTACTCCGACAAGAACGGAGACGCGAATGGCGGCTTTATCGCAATCCACCTGATGAATGCACTGTCCACCGGCGGGTTCCAGCTTCAAACGGCGGACAAAGGCAAAGGCCAGTTTGCCTTTGAGTATACGGCGCACTATTCTATGAGCGCGCAGGACAAGGTGCCGTTTGAAATTTACATCAAGGCCGGTGCAGCGGAGGCGTAAATGAAACTTTCCGATATTCAGGGCGAGCGCGTCTTTGACGTCATCGCAGATATTATTGATCCTGTCGCAAACATTGCACAGGACAATGCGGCATCTGCGCTTTTCAGGCGCGAACGATTGCCAGAAGGCATGGCGGCAAAAAACTTCTTAGTGTGGCGGGCGAGAAAGTCGCTCCCCGTGCTTTTTAAGGAGCACAAGGGCGATATCATCGCCATTCTCGCTGCCATTGAAGGGGTTAGCGAGGAACAGTACAAGAGCGAATTGAACCTCATCAAACTGATGCAAGACGCAACGGAGCTTTTGTCTGATGAAGCATTTAGCGTGCTTTTTATCTCAGCGCAGAGCGGGAAATCCTCTGGCTCTGCGCAGGAGAATACCGAGGGCAAAGAAGAATAAAGCCGTTCCTGCGATACTGTACGGCGCGGCTCAATGAAAAGGCAAGAAATGACGCATATCGCATTTATGTGACGGACGCGCTTCGTATTGTGGCGGAAAACACGGCCAGATATGCGGGCGGGAACTACATCAAGGCGCGATACGCGGACATTATTGAGCCAAAGAAGCAGGACAACAGGACATGTGAAGAGATTACCGCCGATATTGTCGCGCGGTGCGGATTGGTGGTGAAGCATGAATCTACTTGATTTATTTGTCAAAATCAGCGTAGACGACGGAGACGTAGACAAGGGCTTTTCGGAAACGAGCAGCAAGGCGGAAACGCTTGCTGGCAAACTGAAAGGCGGGCTTGCTACGGCGGCAAAGGTCGGCGGCGCCGCGATTGCAGCGGCAGGCGCGGCTGCGGTTGCCATTACAAAACAGGCCGTAGAAAATTATGGCGAGTACGAGCAGTTGGTCGGCGGCGTAGAAACGCTTTTTAAGTCCTCTGCCGATACCGTGATGCAGTACGCCGCGAACGCATACCAGACGGCGGGTATGAGCGCAAACGAGTACATGAACACCGTGACGGCGTTTTCTGCGTCTTTGCTGCAATCTATGGGCAACGACACGGACGCGGCGGCAGAAAAGGCGAATCTGGCCATTACCGACATGAGCGACAACGCGAACAAAATGGGTTCCAGCATGGAATCTATACAGAACGCGTATTCCGGCTTTGCCAAGCAAAATTATACCATGCTCGATAACCTCAAGCTGGGCTATGGCGGCACGAAGGAGGAAATGCAGCGCCTTTTGGACGATGCGAACGCCTTAAACGCCGCGCAAGGAAACTACACCAACTACACCATCGACAGCTACGCGGACGTCGTTGATGCTATCCATACCGTGCAGACGGAGATGGGCATTACGGGTACAACGCAGCTGGAAGCCAGCACGACAATTCAAGGTTCTATCGCGTCGATGAAAGCGGCGTATGACAACTTTATCACGGGGCTGGGTGACGAAAACGCCGACATGGCGGAACTCACCACGAATCTCTTAGGAAGCACCGTGACGGTTGCGGAAAACCTCTTACCGGTCGTTGAGAAAATCCTTGAAAACATCGGCGTTGTAGTGCAGGAAAAAGGCCCTGAAATGATTGAGAAATTTGTCGGCTATGCCATCGAAAAACTGCCGCAGGTCATTGAGCTGGGCATGAAGATGGTGTTGGCGATCGTCAGCGGACTTGCTAATAATTTGCCGCAGATCGTTCGATCGGTGCTTGACATGATGGCGACCATTGTAAAAACCTTTGTTTCCTCACTCCCCGATATCGTAGGCGTCGGCAAGCAGATTGTGAAGGGCCTGTGGGAAGGTATCAAGGCAATGGGCGGATGGATCAAGGAGAAGGTCGGCAGCTTCTTCTCTGGAATTGTTTCAGGCGTAAAAAGCAAGCTTGGTATCCATTCTCCGTCCCGCGTATTTGCAGGCATCGGCGAGAATATGGCGCTCGGCCTTGGCGAGGGCTGGGACAACGAGTATGACAGCATTAAGCGCGGCATCACTGGCGGGCTGGGCTTCGGCACGGCACAGATCGGCGCGGAGAACTCTTTTGGCGGTCAGATGCGCAGCGCGCTATCTTCCATCGGTAATGTGGGCGGCGATATCAACATTGTTGTGCAGTCCGTGCTTGACGGGAAGGTAATCGGCGAGACGGCATACAAATACAACAGGCAGCTCCAACGAGCAATGGGGGTGTAAATGGATATCATGCTGAAGCTCGGCACGCTGGATGTACACGAGAAGGTGTCCACCTACAACGTGCGGCGAGAGGTGAGCTATAGTAAGGTCATCACAACAATGGATGACACGGAGCACGCGGCCCGCTCGAAGGACAGATACATTGTGGAGACATCATTTTTCCCGATGACGGAAACCGAATCCACTGCATATTACAATGCTTTGATGGGGGATACCGTAAGCGTGACGTTTACCGACCCTTATAGCGGTGCAGACACAGCAAAGACCATGCGCGTAACAAGCGACTTGGAAGCCGCGTTTGCGCTGGTCAGCGTGGATGGCAATCGGCGCTATAAGGGCGGCGCGGTACAGTTGAGGGAGATTTAATGCACAGCGTAAGTGATTTATACTTAACACTGCTTGCTGACCGGAATCATCGTGTAGAAACCAAATTAAGCATTGCGGAGGTGGAATATAGTCAAGGGGACATCGTAAAAAATAGTTTACGAGTGTATGGCGGGCTGTATTCCACCTTTGGCATTGGTAATTGTTCGGCGCGGCAGATCGACGTCGAGTTTTACCCAAAAGATGCGATTCCACGGCAGGCAAAAATTGAAGTATTTGCGCGGCTGGTGCTTGGCGAGCAAGTGAGCGAGTGGATTCCCAAAGGCGTGTTTTTCTTCTCCACGCGCAAGACCGACCGGGTTACGGGTGTTTTGAGTGTGCATGGGTATGATGCGATGCTCAAAGCAGAAGAGACGTGGCTTGACAGCAGCTATGACGCGGAGACGTGGCCGATGCCAGCAGCGACGGCAGTTGCGGACATCGCGGCTCGCATGGGCGTGGCAGTGGATAGCCGCACGGTATTGGATGCGGCGTTTCCGATGCAGTACCCCATAGACGACGAGGGCGATATGACAATGCGCGAGGCGCTGGGGCGTATCGCCGTCGCCAACGCGGGCAACTGGATCATCACGGACGAAGGGAAGCTGCTGCTGGTAGGTCTCAACTCCATGCCCGCTGAAACCAATTATCTTATCACGGAGACCGGCAGCGCCATCACCTTCGGCGGCGTGCGCATCCTCGTGTAAGGAGGGCAATATGGACAAAACCTATTTAGGGCGGCGGCTGGCGGAGTTTTCCCCAGGCATCGCGTCGCAGCCCATTACTAAGGTCGAGCTGCTCGATGAGAACGGCGATGTGGTCGGTGTGTCCGGATCGGACACCGGACGGACGCTGACGGCCTTGCAGCCGGACGGCACGAATGCAATGGCAGCGGCGATCCTCGCCAAAGCCTCCGGCTACAAGCACATCGGCTACGAGGGCAGCAAGGCGCTGCTTGACCCTGCGGTGGAGCTTGGCGACGCGGTGACGGTAGACGGGCTATATGTGCCGCTCATCGCGCTGGACATGACGTTTGATCCGATGCTCGCGCCGGACATCTCCGCGCCGGACGCGGACGAGATTGACGACGAGTACCCTTACAAATCGCCGACGCAGCGACAGATTGAGCGCAACATGGCAAAGACACGCTCGCTTATCACCAAGACCAGCGAGGAGATCATGCTCAAGGTCGAGGGCATCGACGGCAAATACACCGAGGTCAAAACCACGCTGGACGGCCTGACGGTGACAGACGAAAGCGGCACGACCAAGATCAATGGCAGCAGCATCAAGACGGACAATCTGTACGTCGATGCGGCAAATATCAATGGTACGCTGACGGCCGACCAAATCCAGACCGGTAGCATCCGCGTCGGCGATCTCAAGGACGGGGCGAACTACGCGACGAAGACCTACGTCGACAACAACGCGGGTCTGAGCCAAAGCGAAGTTGACAGCCGAATTGATACATACATCGACGAGACCTCTATTACGGCGGAAAAACTCAGGGGACGCACAGTCGAATTGTTAGCAAGCAGCAACCAAGCCATCGGCTCTATCGAGCTTGCCTACACGACGACCGGGTACGGAATTGCCATCAACACGACGTATGGCGGAATTCAGCTCAATTCTGGAGGCAAGATTTATCTTTCTGCCTATGACGGCGCATTTGTTACGCTGAGCGACGTTGTATCTCTGGGCGGCGGGCCGCTGCTGATCGGGTCGAAGATGTACGGCTCAAGCCTCCCCAGCAATCCACAGTACGGGCAACTGTTTTTCCTCTTGCAGTGAGGTGACACATGGCACGATTTTACTGCACGCTCTCACCGGTGGATGGAGACGGAACGAAGCTCGAAGTCTATGCCAAATTCACGGGAGGCGCAGATGATTACAGCTATAAGCGCTCTATTGACGTGCGCGTCATCGGTGTTGGAACATTTGAGTTTACGTCAGCGGAAACGGGCGGCGGCACGAGCACATTTTCCGGCTATATCACGGGGCTTTCTCCGGGCACAGAATATGAGTGGGTCTGCAACCTCTACTACTGGAATGGCGATTGGACAGTCTCCGATTACAGCGACGAGGGCACAGCCACGACGTACAGCGACAGCTCAAGCACTGCCGTATACATCAACAATCAAGCATACACCCCATACATTTACACCAACGGTTGGGGCGCATATGACGCATACGTCTATACCGGCAGTTGGAACGTATCAGGATAGGAGTGATAACAATGGACAAGAACAAACTGCGGGAGCAGATCAACAGTGCATATGCCATGATTACCGGCATCTATGTTAAGGGCAGCGAGGCTAAGCGTATGGCAATGGCGATGCAGAACCTCGAAAATGCCTTTGCCGAGTTGGACAAGCCGGACGAGCCGCCCGCCAAAGAGGGCAAGACGAATCCCGAGAAGGAAAGCGAGGTAACTGATGGCTGATAAAGCAATTTCCGACCTCACGCAAGCGTTACAGATCACTAACGAAGACCAGTTTGTGCTTGAGCAGGGCGGCGAGGCGAAGATGCTGAAAGGCGAAACGCTGCTGAAGTTTGTCACGCTGAGCGTTGTATCGGTCACGGTGACAACGCTGCCCGCAGGAAGCTCAGCAACGGCGACTTACGACAAGTCGACTGGTACGTTGGCTCTCGGTATCCCGCAGGGCAGCAAAGGTGACACCGGCGCAACAGGCGCGACTGGCCCCGCAAACGTGCTGACCATCGGCTCGGTCACGTCCGGCAAGGTGGCGAGCGCGACCATTACCGGAGAAGCCCCGAATCAGGTGCTCAACCTTGTGCTGGAAAAGGGTGAACAGGGTGAACAGGGTAAGCAGGGTATTCAGGGTGAACAGGGTAAGCAGGGTATTCAGGGTGAAATTGGCCCACAGGGCAATCCCGGCACGGATGCTCCCACGATTACCAACATCACCATTCGGCAGAGCGACTATCACCTTATTGTGACGCTGTCGGACGGCACGAGCTACGATGCGGGCTATTGCCGTGGCGCTGCCGGTGCTGGCTCGGGTGATATGCTGGCGGCTGTGTATGACCCTAACAACAAGCATCAGGACATCTTTGCATACGTTGACAATGCTATCAAGGATGTCAAGGTGACTACTGACGCAACGCCTACGCAGGGCAGCGCGAATCCTGTGCAGTCTGGCGGCGTGTACTCGGCGCTCGTCAATAAGCTGGACAAGACCGGCGACGGCAGCAACGTCACGGCGGCATTTACGGCAGCAAGTACTCGCGCAAATGTTGCGACGGGCGAAAAACTCTCCGTGCTGTTTGGCAAAATCGCAAAATGGTTCGCCGACCTCGGCAGTCTGGCGTTTAAGTCCACGGTGGCCAAATCCGACCTTGCAAGAGATGTGCAGACGAGTTTGGGCAAAGCGGACAGTGCTTTGCAGAGCTACAAGGAAACCGACCCGACCGTGCCTGAGTGGGCAAAGGCGGCGACTAAACCGAGTTATACGGCCTCTGAGGTAGGCGCGCTTCCAGACACGACGGTCATCCCGTCCGTCCCCTCCACCACCTCTCTCATCAAGGGCAATGGCTCGGGCGGACTGGCGGCGGCGACACGCGGCAGCGACTACATCGCGAGCGGAAACATCGTCAAGCAGACGCTTGTGGCATCGGAGAGCACACCCACTGAGAACTTCGCAATCAACTGGGTGTACGGCTAAGGAGGCGCGGAGATGGCAAATGCAAAACTCGGCAGTAAAGCCGTCGGCAGTATCGTCAAGCTAAAAGTAAACGGTACGGCCAAAGAGTTCATTGTCGTCCATCAGGGCAAGCCCGGATCGATGTACGATGACTCCTGCAACGGCACTTGGCTGTTGATGAAGGATATCTACGAGAATCGTGTCTGGCAGAGCGGAGACATCAACAAGTACGAAAGCAGCGACATCCACGCCTACCTGAACAGCACGTTTCTTAACCTATTCGACAGCAATATCAAGGACGCCATTAAGCAGGTGAAGATTCCCTATCGCAAGAACGGCGGTTCGGACGGCACCGACCAGAGCGGCGCGAACGGGCTGCCCTGCAAGGTGTTCCTGCTATCCGGTCCTGAAGCCGGCTTGGCTGGCGCAAGCTATATACCGAATGATGGCACTAAGCTGGATTACTTCAACGCGAACACCGGAGTAGACTCCAAGCGCATTGCATATCTGAGTGGTACGGCCACTGCTTGGTGGCTCCGCTCCCCGAGCACCTACAGCGCCAACTACGTGTTGGTCGTCAACTCCGACGGCGGCTACAACGACGACTACGCATCCAACTCGAGCGGCATTCGCCCCGCTTTGATGCTCCCGCAGGACATGGAAGTCGACAGCTCGGGCAATGTCACGCCGCCCCCACCGCCCGCTACACACAAAACTCTCGTCAACGGCACGACCTACACCGTCAAGAGTGGCAAGTGCATGGTGGGCGGCACGGTGTACAACATCCTCAAAGGAAGGACGCTGATTGACGGCACGGGGTATGATATCACGTTTAAGCCGAGCTACGACCCTGTATTTGCCAACAACACGTGGGAGCAAATCATCGCGGCGTGCCACAACAATGCAGTGCCGGAAACGTGGAAGGTGGCAGACCAGAAACCCATGACCATTGGCGGCTCGGACTATCTGATCGACATCATCGGCAAGAACCACGACGACTATTCAGACGGATCGGGCAAAGCTCCGCTGACGTTCCAACTGCATGATTGCTATAAGATAGCAAAGGCAATGCACTCCACTGCTTCAAATGCCATGGGTTGGACACAATGCTCTATGCGAGTAGAGCACTTGCCCATTATGTTGAAGCAGATGCCTGCGGACGTACAGAGCGGCATCCGTGAGGTGAACAAAATTTCCGCGAGCAGCGGTCGGAGCCACGTGCTCGTAACTACGAAAGATAGCCTATTCTTACTGAGCGAGGTTGAAGTTTTTGGTAGTTCCATTAACTCCAACTCAGGTGAAGGCACGCAGTACGACTACTACAAAGCTGGTAACAGCACGGTGAAGAACTTTAACGGCAGTGCATACGACTGGTGGGAGCGTTCTCCATCTGCCGGTAGCACCAGATATTATTGTACTGTCAAAAGCACAGGTAGTTCTATAAACAGTGGTGCAAATGCTATCCGTGGCGTGGCCTTCGGCTTCTGCTTCTAAAGAAGAGAAAGGACTGATTATTTATGGCAATCTACATCAAAGTCAACAACACCGAATACCCCGCAGAGATCAACGGCAACCCCAAAGACCGCTCGTGGGGCGAGCGCGACACCAAGACCATCACACTCACGATGACCTCCGCCGAGGTCGCGGCACTGCTGCCCAACAACACGCCGTGGAGCATCATACAGCGCGAGATGGTGGACGTGTTGAACGAGCAGGACCAGCCCACGGGCGAAACCAAAGAGGTCGTCAACGAGTACGACAACAGCGAGTACAGTCTCGCGGGCGAGATCACGGACTACCGCGACGGCACGGTCAGCGTCAAGATGGGCAAGCCTACGGAATCCGAGCTTTCGGAGGCGACCGTTACGGCGCTGGTCGGTCAGAGCATCACGCCGCAACGAGCCGTGGCACTGCGCCCGGTCATCGAGCAGGCCAGCGCGTCGCTCTCTGACGGCGAGGCGGCGAAGTCGCCCGAGCTGTTCCCGCGCTGGGCGGATCACATCGGCGAGACCGTCAAGCCCGGCGACCGCCGAAGCGATATGGACGAAAGCGGCGTGCTGCACGTCTACAAAGTTCGCGAGGGACAGGGCCACACGACACAAGCGGACTGGGCCCCGCACCTGACGCCTGCGCTGTGGGTCGTGGTCGACGTTACACACGCGGGCACGCAGGATGACCCCATCCCTGCCGCGCGCGGCATGGAGTACACCTACGGCCTGTACTACCTCGACAGCGAGGACGGCAAGACGTACAAGTGCGAGCGTACCGGCGAGGCCGCGGGCGGGAAGATCGTCTTGCAGTATCTGCCACACGAATTGGTAGGGAACTATTTCACGGCGGTCTAAGGCCTCAGAAAGGGAGCGGGATATGGATAATGCAAAGCACTACGATGATGCGGCGATCGCGCTGATCGAAAGCCGATGCAAGAGCAATACGCATCGAATCAACGAGTTGCAGGAGCACCAAACGGCGCTTGACAGGCTGGCAACGTCGGTCGAAGTGTTGGCGACCAAGCAGGAGACCGTCGAGGGCGATGTCAAGGAGATCAAAGAGGACGTGAAAGCCATCACGGGCAAGGCGGGGAAACGCTGGGACGGGCTGGTCGACAAAATCCTCGCAGCGTTGGCGGGCGCGTTTATCGCGTGGCTGCTGGCAGGGGTGGCCTTATGAAGAAGCTGAGAAAGCGGGACAAGTACGTCATCGCGGCAGTGCTCAACCTCTGTTGGTACTGCATTGCGGTGCTCGTATTGACTGCACATGACAAGGTAGTGCCGGACAGCCTGACCGTTGCGTGGTTCGCCGCGTGGACGGCTGAACTCGGCATGCTGGCTGGTATCAAAATCAAAGGAAAGGACGAATAACATGGAACTGATTCGCAAGAGACTGGCAAACCTGATGAGCGTCAAGAGCATCGTGACGCTGGTGCTGACGGGAGTATTTGCGTATATGGCCGTCACGGGCAACATTTCGCAGGACTTTATGACGATCTATGCGGTCATCATCGCGTTCTACTTCGGCACGCAGAGCCAGAAGACGCAGGACGTGATCGACAGCAAGGGTGACGGCGATGTATCATAGTAGGGACATTGCCGACCTGCGGGCGGACGTACGCGCAAACTGCGTCATCTTTCTCGACCTCTGCAAGGAGGCGGGCTTGCCGGTGCTTGTTACCGAGACGGTAAGAGATGACGAGTATCAGCGTTATCTTGCCGCAAACGGCTACGCGGCAAAGACCGCGACGCGCCCGACGTTCCACGGCGTCAAGGCTGGGCTGGCGTTCGACATCTGCAAAAACGTCAAGGGGCATGAATACGACGATGCGTCGTTTTTCGCCCGCTGCGGGCAGATCGGCAAGCAGGTCGGCTTTTCGTGGGGCGGCGACTGGAAGAAATTCCCAGACAAGCCGCATTTCCAATGGGACGACCATATGCGATACACAGGGAGCATGATTTTGGCGGGAAAGTACCCGCCGGAAATGGAGGAGTACATGGATCAGGCAACGTTTAACAAGATGATGGACAGCTATTTGGCGCAGCTCGGCACCAAGCCCGTCTCTTCGTGGGCGGCCAAAGACTGGGCGGCGGCAAAGGCTATGGGCATTACAGACGGCAGCGCGCCGCAGAGACTTATCACGCGGCAGGAAGTCGTGACGATGATCCAGAGAGCGACAAAATAACGTGTCCTAATCGGGCACAGGAAGGAGCGGGCGGCGAAAGCCCACGCGCAAGCGCCTCTGCAAGCCCTACACGGGCATGGACAGTCAGCACAA